TCATCTAATACATTATCTGTATCTCTAATCCATGTTTTTCTTTTTTCTGGAAACAAATGTCCTTCATTAGTAAAGTAAGATTGTTGCATAGTTCTATAGAGTTTTTCTTGTAAACTCCACTCATGCATATCTAAATGCCTACCTTTATTAAGTATACCTCCAATGATAGGAGCAAAAGCTAAACCTATAATTGATGTTCTTTTAACATCTACTGATGCTGCTATTTTACCAGATTTATCTGCTATAATATCTACAGTTAGTTTATTGCCTTTATTAGAGTTAGCTATTCTTATGTTTTGATAAGGACTATCTAATTTTATATTATTAGCTTCATTAATTACATTAAGAGGAGATATAACATTTCCTTTTGGTTTACCTGGTTCAGCTGCATCTAAAGCTTCTAAGAACCTAGAAACTGTTTTATCATATCCTGCTTTATCTAAATCATATCTTCTTTTAGTAGTTCTAGCAATAGACTTACCTTTTTTAGCACCAGCCAAAACAAAGAAGGATGCTATTTCAAGAGGTACTTTGGCTGCTTCTGGATTTGTTGGATTTATTTTTTTAGCTACCCATAAAAAACCTTCATCAATAGTTTCAAAAGTACTCATAGTAATAGAATCTTGAGTTATGTAATTATCAAACTCTTCTTTAGTAGCTACTAAGCCACCTACTCTCATTACTGTATGCCAAAAGTCTCTCCAATTAAGAGCTATATCACCTACTATACCTACACCTTGATAGTCATTTAAAAAACCTAATACTTTTTTAGGCTCTTGAGCATATAATTTTTCTACATACCTTCTCATTTCAGTCATGTTTTTTATAGCTCTTATTTTTTCATCATCAGTTAAAAATAAGTCACCAAAAGCATCTAATGCTTTAGTATCAGGATTAGCTCCTTCAAGTCTAGCTATTGGAGTACTACCTAATATACCTATATACATAGGTAATTCAGCAATAAAAGCATTAAATAGTTGTGTCGCATTAACACCTACACCATAGAAAAACCCATCATTTTCTTCTAGTTCTTCATCTGACATTTCAAAAAACTTAGTATACCCTGGACTTAAATCAGCCATAGCTCTTAATAGTTTACTTGCTTGAGAAGTGTCTACATTTACTCCAGGATTATTTTCTGAAAAGTACATCATATTTTTACGTAAACTATGACCTACTTTTAAAGATTCTTCAACTAACTTTTGTTTATCCATACTCATGTATAGATTTTCTATTTCATCATCTGTGCTAGTTGCTGCTTCTTCTGCAGAAATAGTTTCAACATACTTATCTCTTATAGACATAGGAGGATTATATCCATAAGTATATGCAGTTAGTAAACCTTTTTTATCTTCTGCAGAAATTTCATCATCATCTATAAGAGCAGTAATTGTTTGCTTAACAGATTCATCTTCTTCTTGTGCAATTTGCTGTTGAGTAAGAGCAAGTAAAGAAGAGTTACCCATTACAGCATACTCTTCCATTGTTTCATCAAACTTATTCATAGTATCTTCTGCATTTAATTCAGCAGAATAATAAGCATCATGTTGTATTTGTTCTAAATCTTCTAGACTAGTAACAACACCTGCAGAATAAGGAGGTATTTCTTGCCCAGGTACAAAACCATTGTCTATTTTTTCTTCCATATTTATCCAAATATTTTTTCAACATTATCAAATATAGTATCGCCAAGGACAGCTACATTTTTCCATCCTGTACCCTTAGCTCCTGCTTGAGCTGCTTGACTACCATAGTTAGCAGACATAGTATTAAATTGAGTTATTTGATTACCTACATCTTCAGCTACATTAATATTACCTATATTTTGTGATGCTTGTGTTCCTATACTACCAACAGAACCTACGTAACCTGATGTACCACCTGCACCAACTGCTGAACCATAACCACCACCTACTTTTGCTTGTGCTATTCTAGCAGCTCGTATTGCTTGGTATCTACTTCTTTTCTGTAGTAACTGATTATATCTATTCCTAGCAGCATCAGATTTATTTTTAGCTTCTACTTGTTGTCGTTGATAACCTGATTGTTGGCTAGCATACTTTTGAGATTGTATACTTGAGTATCCTTGCACAGCAAGACTAGCAGCAGCAAATGGGTTTTTTGAAAGTGCACTACCTATGCTACCTAGAAAACTGCCCCCACCAAAAGAAGAAGTACCTTTCCAAAACCCACTTGTTTGAAATCCAGGTTGTCCCATACCAAACCCACCTGTTTGATAACTTGCATAAGCTATTGCTGCAGGAACTGCTACTTTAGCTACTGTTTTGACTACTCCACCCATATTATATCTCCAATACTGTTAAATAATTTAATAAACCATCTTCTGTAAGTATAATACCGTTTGGTACTGGTTTAGCTCCAAATACTATATTAAACTTTCTTTCTTTCTTTGTTTCACATATACCAAAAACTCTTTTAATACCTCTGTTTCTAAGTTCTTGTTTAACTGTTTCTAATCCTTTTAAATATCTTTTAAACTTATTATGACTCCATGAATGACATTCTATATGCATTATCCATTCATTCATCTCTTTACTAAAACTAATACCTATAAAGCCATTGTCTGACTCATCATATAACTTTTCCATATTACGGAGTTGATAGCATAGTTACTGGATGTCCCCATCCTAATAACTTCATGTCCTTACCTGCTTCTGACCTAATATATAAACTTAAACATTTACCTGAACCCCTAAGTTTATTTTTAGTTACTACCATAGACTCACCACTATCATAAGCATCACTTGCTCCTGATGGTGTATAGTTTCTTAGTATTCTATATGCTTGAAACTCATTACCCCATTTACCATTAGCTGCAGAATTAGACCAACCCCATTGTGCTTGTACTTTACATGAAGATTGATTCTTAAATACTAAGTCACTACCTGATGCTTGAAAACCATCTTCTGTTTTTTGTAAATAAAAGAATAAATAAGGTACTTGTTTTTCTTTCATTATATCCCCAAACAATTCATATCCTGTATAAAGGTAACTAGAGTAATCTACTCCTACACTATCTTTAGTTTTCCAATCTAAGAAATCACTACCATTATATTTAGATAAAGTAAATGATGTTCCTACAATAGTAAGAAAACTAAACTGTTCTATTCTACTTGTAGCTACATCATCAGGTATTACAACTGTATCTCCTGCAGTAACTAACACAGTATCTGTTCCTGCTACAACAGATTCTTCTCTAGATGAGACTGAGTATCCTGGTATAGGTACATAATCAGCTACATAAGGTGAATCTGAAGCTAAACTAGATAATTCATTTTTAGACCAAGCTTTTAAAGTTAAATCATAAATTAATTCTTTATTATAACTACTAGGATAGTTAGAAGAAGAATAATCTGCACTATCATTATATAAGTATCTAACTCTATTTTCTTTTTCATCATAGATACCTTTACAAAAATCTTTAGCTACTTCAGGTATGTTAAGATATAAATTTTGTATTGATGTTAATGATAAAGATTCTGCTGCAAATCTACCTGATGCTGTATCAGGTTTAAGTAGGTATATACCAGCTTTAGACCAGTAAATAAAGTTACCATTTACATTAACTACAGATTCTCCATTAGTAATACCATTAGTAGATATTTTACTTGCTTGGAAAGATGTAGCAATAAACCCTCCAGTATCTCCATAAACCTCCCACACGCCATTTTCTGCAAAAACTAATACTGAGGCTTGGGATGCTATAATTTTAACAACACGAGTGATATCTGGTATTTGTATTGAACCACCATCTGTGTCTATTAAATCATTAATACCTGGGTCTGTTGGGTCAGCTTCTTGATGACATTTACCTAAATCATCATCTGCTTTAATAACTTTACTAAAGAAAATATAACCTGAATAATTAGGAGACCTAATATCTGGTCCAGTTACACTTGAGTCAATTCCTGAATAAAATAATCTTTGTGCATAAGAAGTAATAGTACTTATGTTACCTTCTTCTCTATCAATAGGTAATCCAGACTTTACATCTGATGCATTATTTCTACCTACACCACGTTCAAAAGCATCAATAATAAAACTACCCTTAGCTATTTGATAGTTAGAGAATGAGTTTTTATTTAAAGTATCTGGGTCATACTTTTCATAATCAGCACTAGAAGCATTAGATATTTTACCTAATGTCCAGTTATCAGAGTTAGCAGGATATACTCCTAAATCTGTTTTTGTTAAAGTAATAGCATCTGCACCAGTAGTTGTAACAATGTTTTTATTCCAACCTTGATTACGTAAGTTATATTTATGTGTATTACTTAATGTAGTAGGTCTAGTATCAAGAAATAATGTATCATCTACACCATAAATATCTCTTATTTGTATTTGAATAGTACTTTGAGTAACTGCACCTGTACTTACATTATATGATAGTAACACAGGTCTAGGCAAATCTTTAGAAACAATAACACATTTATTATTAATAACAGAAGTTTCTATTTTACTATTACTTAATGATGCAATAGTAACTGGACTTCCACTATTTTTAAGATTAGCTGATGGAGAATCTGTTAAGAGATTCATAAACCAAAGTTTATTTTTAATACGTACAACACCTAATGTTACAGATGTATCTCCTCCAGGACTTTCCCAAATATGAAAAGATTGTTTACCTTCTTTAATATCTGTAGCAGTTAAACCTGTAGCTGTTAAAGCATAAGAAGATTCATAGTCGATACCTAACCTTCTAGACCTTGAACCATCACGATTAAGGACAAAGTTAGCTTCATCTATTGACGCATTGTCAGGAAACGTTAACTGATTAGCTTCAGTTATTAATCCTTTAACAAACGACCTATAAGCGGTTTCACCCTTCTGTGCCATTTACTTCCTCTTTTAATTTTTTCTTAGCTAGTCTTTTTTCTGTCTTAGCTTTAGCTTTTACTCTTTCATCTACCTGTTCTTTAGGTTTTGAATTAGCTAAATAACTAGCAACTGATGTTTCCATAAATACCATTGATGTATATGTACCTGTTAACTCTTCTGGTATCTGCCCACCATCACTCCACTGAAATACATAATGTGCTGTGTTAGGTGCAATAACTGCTTGTAAATCCATCTTACCGTGAGTCTTCCAATTCTTTTTGACATTGGTCATGTCTATCTCCTTATTATTATCTTCTACCACCCATTAGTTGTTTTGCCATTTTTGTAGCATAATGTGGTACACCTTTAGACCTACCAAGTTTATCTTTTACTTTTGGTGTATTTTTATTTACTTGACTCATATTTGGACCAGAAACTTTAGTATAATCTGTTTTAGTATCTGACCCTTTTGTTTGTATTGGTCCTTCTTTTTTAAGATTGTAATTTGGACCTATAGACTTATATGTTTTATCTCCACCTGTAGCTATGTTACCTGGTTTTAAACTACTTGAGTGGTCTCTAGCTTTATCTATACCAGATATTTTTGGTTTAGGGTAGTCAGGTCCTGTATTTGGACTTTTAACAGGTGTATAACCTTCAGCACCTTTTGTTCCTTTGTAAGTCATTTGTGTTCTATCATTTGCAAACCTGCTTGTTGTTGTTTTTTCTTTTAATTTCTTTGCTTTTTTATAAGCTTGTTTACCTTCTCTAGTTGCTGTACTTTGTCTATTTAAATCTACCATTACCCTTTTCTCCTTAGTTTAGGTTGTTTATGTTTTTTAAATGCTATGTTACCTTTAGTAACTTTTTGGTTAAGAGGCTTAATCGTAGTAATCTGACTAGTCTTGGCAGTAGACAACAATTTTGCAATTTGTGTGCTAATTCTTTTCTTTTTCTTTCCATATTGTTCTGCGTGTATAAATGATTTAGTATTCTGTGTATTGAAACTCAATATTTAGACCCTCCTGTTTTGTTAGTAGAATGTCTACCATAGTTAGGGTATCTAATACCTTTAGCAATCTTCCAAGCATCTTGACTCATTCTACGTCTTTGTGTTACAGATATCTGTTCTGCTTTCTGATTAGCCATTTGTTTTAATGTTAAGAAACAAGCAGACTTAGCTTCATTAAGTAAGTATGTAAACATCTGTACTGGTAAGTCAGGAGTAAATGTATCTGACATTGTAAATGCTACTGACCTTTTACCATGACATTGTGTTTTACTGTTTTGTAATGTAGACTCTAAAGTTTTTAAGTATGCATCCATTACAATAGTTTCATCATCAAAAGATGTAAAATACTGTGGACATTTATCATTAAATATGTTAAGAGTAATACCAGTAGTATCTGTAACTTTTTTTATGTTAGTAGCAGTGCTATCTCTAGCATCTACTATATCCATAAAGTCTTCTGGTAACTTATAATCTATCATTTGAAAGTTATCTTTATCTGTAGCTTTCTTTTTATTATTATACTTAATCCATTTTAAGTCAATAATATCTTCAGGTAACTTCATGTGAGTAGGTCTATCATCTGTACCACTAGCTGTTAATTTAAATAACTCATATAAGAATGCATAGTTCTTACCATCAATAATATTGTAGTAAGTAGTCTTAATTATCTGTGCTACTTGTAAAGCTTCTACACTGTCATTAATGCTATTGACATCATCTGAATCCATGTCAGATAAGATGTCTTGAGTCATTGCTAGTAAATTCATTTTAGCCATTAGACTGCTCCTGATACTCTTAAAGATAAGTTAGCATACTGAATAGTAGCTGATGCACTAGCTTTAGATTTAATTTCTATATAATCATTAGTAGCCATAGTTGTACTTCCAACAACCGCAATATTTCCCCAATCACCTGTTGTTGTAGTTCTTACACTTCTTGAGCCTGTTATTTCTGTACCATTTTTAAATAAAGCAAACTCTACATTTTTATTACTACCTGAAGCTTGATTACAAGCTATTGCTAAAGTAATTGTAACATTTTTTGTATCTGTACCATCATATCTAATTCTAGCATTAGGAGATGTTTGAACTGTAAAGTCTGATACAACTCCACTAAGCCATGTAGGGTCTAGTATTACATCTGATGTAGTATTAGCTTGTGTGTATGTAGGACTAGCTAAATTAAATGCAATGTAGACATTAGCTACTGCATTAGGTGCTGTCCATACACCTGAACCAGAACCATTAGCAACATATACAGTCTTATTAGAAGCTGCCGCTACTCCCTTTGGTTCATGTAGGTCACTGCCTGTAATAAGATTATGTTGTATTGTCATAATGTTTCCTGTATTAAATTAGGGGTAAGCCCTCCTAAGAGGGCATTACCGAGGTATTACTTGTCGTATACGAATTCTACGACACATCTTGCTTTACCAGTTAACAAATCATCAACTGACTTATCTACGATAAGTTGACCTGGATTTGCACCGATGCTTTTACCAACTAATGCACCAGTACCATTAACAACGTCGCCATTAGCGTCGATAAGTGCACTTTCTGCATTAGCTGCAGTAATTAAACCATCTACGTCGATATCAGTACCATCTTTCTGTTCAAGACCAACTGTTAAGTCAGTAGTGCCAGAAGTAGATGTAAATGCTTCATCGACATAAAGTGTAGCAGACACAATAGATGCGTTTGCTGGGATTACTTGTGGTAGGTTGCTATTAAGAGCAGCAGGCAAGTCATCATATGTGAAGTGCCATTCTGCGGACTTAACTACGCCCATTTTAGTAGACTCTTGACCACCATATTTGTTTCTAGTAGTACGAGTACCATAATGATTTGCAACGCCACGAACTGGAGCCATTTCAATAGTCATAACTTTTCTCCTTAGTAAGTTGCTTCATCAGTTAATATAACGCCTAGTGTATCAGCACGCTGAACACCAAACCCGAACCTAGAAGTAACTTGATATTTATCAGCTCTTTCTTCTTGGTCTCTCCAACCTTCTGTTTGCGGAGCACGTCTCCATGCATGCATAACAGGTTTACATGAATCATCTGCTACGCACATGAACACGTTAACCTTATCACCAACTTCAGCTGTATCATTAGCTAGGTCATATGCTGCACCGTTAATAGCTTCTGTTGCTGTAAGTGATGGTAAGAAGTTAGAAGTATAAATATCCCAACCCATAATGTTTCTTACGAAACGATGGTCTCTAGCAAAACCTTCGTTAAGAACACCTTGGAATTGCGGAGTGTTATTAACTACAGATGTTTGAGAGATTAATGTGTTAAGAGTTGCTTCTACGATAGGGTCAACAATAGCAATACGACCTGATGCAGGTGCATTAGCTTTGTCAAACGCTAGTTTCATAGATACAAAGTCAGCAAGAACAACATTTCTTGTTGCTGCTCCAGAACCACCAGCTACCCAACGATGTGGACGACCATTAACTAAGTTAAGGTCTGCTGCTGTTTGTCCGCCATTAGCTACGGCTAAAAAACGTCCTTCGTGATTTTCACCAAGAGCACGTGTTGATTCCATAGCTCTCATAGCCATGAGTGTATCTACTTGTGAACCATCTTCACGTAGGTCATCAGTAACTTTCCATGCATCACCAATATAATCAGTAATAGATAGAGTAATGTTACCAGTGTCTATGTTAGTAAAGTTCAATGGTGTATCTTCAGCTGCATCTTGAAGTGTTACAGTACCAACTGTTTTAATGTTTAGTGTTGTACCTGAACCGAAGTCTGTTACATCACGATACATTCCTTCTGGAAGAAGGTAGTCGTGTAAGTTATCAAGAATAAACTGAGAATACTGTTGCGATTCAATGAACGCAGTTGTATTTGCAGTATTATGTGCCATTATTAAGTCTCCTTAAGACTGTTGATTTACTTTAGCTTTAGCATTACCCCAAGCAGCTAATAAGTCTTTAGTTGAACCACCTGCTACCTTTGCAGATAAATCAGTTGGTTTAGCTGATTGACTTAGAGCTTCAGTATTAATATCACCACTAGAACTAGCTACTGGTGCTTTAGCTGCAGATAAACCTGCTGCTTTTAATACTACTGTTGGGCTTGTTGCTGCAAGCTCGTTAAGTTGTTTAACAGATAAGTTAAGTTCTTTTGCTATAGAGTTGTAAGTAACTTCAGCTTTGTCTCCATACTGTTCAGTAAACTTTGCAGCTACTGACTTAGCATTAGAGTCTGCCTTAGCATTTGCTTCTCTTGTAGCAATAGTTTGATTAACTAAATCCATCACATTATCTTGATTAAGTTCCCCTACTGGCACGGTCGTGGCTGTCGGTTGAACTCCAGACTTTAATTCATCTATAAGTTCCTGAGTAGTTTGACGCTTAGTTAGTTCTTCACGTACAGTTGCAAGTTCAGACTCAAGAGTCTCAATATGTTTCTGTGCATGAGGTACTGACTTTAAAGCATCCTCTGGGCTCTGGTACTTTTTACCCTCTCCAATTACTTCTTGAGCTTCGGTCGGAATCTCAAATGCTTTTGGTTGAGTATCTGTTTGTACAGTCTCCTGGGTAGGTTCTTGTACAGGTGTTTCAGTTGTTTCTGTTTTTACTTCATCATTCATGTTACATCTCCTTTGGTCAAGGTAATAAATTATATAGTTTTGTTAAAGCCTTCTGTATACCTCTTTGATAAGCTTGATACTCATTAAAAGCAGGAAGTTTAAAGTTCTCTTCATCCATACACTTTCTATTTGAAATATCTACTTGCTCATTTAAATAACTTCTCAACTCTTCAAAAACTTGTTTCTTAGTTAAGGCTTTAGCCTTTTCACTTTTTAAATCCATACTATAATTATACCATATATTTAAGTAAAAGTCAAGCTTTTACGATTACATTACAGGTGGTTCTTCATCTTCA